AAGCGGCCAAACCCGTAAATGGCCAGACGTTTCCAATACCACTAATGACCCCCCGAAAAAACGGACTTGTGGTCCATGTTGTGCGCGTCCCGGCTTTGACTTGGTTCCCTTGCTTCGGTTACATCTGACACAAGCTGCCGTCAAGTTTGATTCATCATCGGTCCCACCATGCTTGACAGGGATGATGTGGTCAACCTCTGTCGCTTCCTGTCCACAATAGGCACACACGTTGAGGTCTCTGGCAAGTATCACTTGTCTTATGCGCTTCCAGTCTGCGTTGTTAGTACGTTGACCCATGATGCTCCTCATTAGTGCATGAGCCGCACTCTTGCTCTAGCCTGATTGCCAATGCTTGCGCTCTGTCTCTCTGGCTCACTGCGTCTTTGAGTACGTCTAATAGTGTTAGGTTTTGGTTTTCCCAATTGTTTATTGATTGCTCTTGTTGCTGAACTAACTTGGTAAGCCTGCCTATTAAGTCAACGCTTGTAACGGTTGCATCGGTTAACTCATCGATTAACCCGTCTCTTAGTGCTATCTCTATCTGGCTTGTTATTTCGTCCATTGTGTTACTCCTGACCTGATTGGCTTGTGGGCAGGGAATGGCCTAATGAGGACCACTCCTGACCGTCATGGATGCGGTTTCGGTTATGGGGTCTTGCGACCAGCTGCGCCGTGTGTCTTAGTCTTTTGGTGGTGCGCCGTTGGGCAACTCGTTTCAACGGTAAGGCTAGGACTCGTCCCTGATTATGTGTGTTAGGGCTGTTTTCATGGTCTAATTTCCATGACAATAGAGCCGCCTCAAACGCGGGTTTAGCGTGGTAATTAGCACGCCAGTAGATTAGACTCATACCTAGAGCTCGTGAGGCTTGCCATGTTAGCATGGGATTGCGGCACGTCAATAAGTGGGGAAGCTGTTGGCGTGTCGCTTTCATTTTGTTTCCAAGTCTTGACCCAATGGGTCGATTGTTGCCTCATAGGTCCAGCATGCTGACAATTGTTGTTTGAAATGTCTGGCAATACGTTCCTGCAAAACACTTTGGGCGGTGTCTATAACGCAACTCGGGTCATCCATAACCGTTCCCCATCGCCGATATCCGCAATTACATTTGAAAGTAATCATTACTTGATTTGAATGTGTCATTATTTACTCCCTAGATCTAAACGCCAATGACTTGATCGATGCCCGCCTTGAGCTGCGATCGGTTCGATGTATGCCAAATTATTGAATGGGATGTCTTTTAAGTGAATGAATCTCCAACCCAATCCCTCATACATCATCACCATAATTATCCAATCCTTGCGACGCTCTAAAACGCCCTCGTAATACTGGACATTTAGTATGGGGTATTCAGCCGTGATGCATTTGACGTCGTATTTAACGCCACGATGCTCAAAGTCAGCTGCACCAACCTCATCATCTGCGATCGCATAAGGGTCTAGGCCCATAACCAAACGAGCTGCGACCTCTGCCGCTGCTCCTCGTGTGTGCTGGATGCGAGCCTTGGTCTTGTTAGTCATGCCCTCAATACCGGTACGCTGATTGTTGTTGTAACGGCGGTCGGCTTCATGCCTGATAACGGTTTCGTACTCGGTCACGTCAATTATTGACTTCGCTGCGAGCTGCATCGATATCCTCTTTCCATGTCCCGTATGCCGCATCGTTAAGCATGGCAATTAGTTCGGCTCTGACCTTTAAGACGGTCGAGTTTTGGGCAAGGTTAACCCTCATCCAAGCATCGAGACTCATTAGAGCTTGCGTGTATCCAGCATCAAAGGCCCGTTCACTGTTCATCGTGGCCGCCGCGTGGTATCTCTAAGGCCCAAGGGTCGTCCATAGGCATCGTTTTAAGGTGATCGATTAGTTGTTTAGCCTGATCAATGTTAAGAGTTCCCTTAATGCTTTTAGATGCTTTCCATTCCTCGATGAGGTGGATTTGGCCATTAGCAAGCTTAAGGATGAAGTCTGATTGTTTTTTGGTCATTTGTGGTATTGGAAACGGCTGGCCATTTACGGGCTTGGCCGCTTTTGGCTCATAGTCAGGGGTCAATTCATCGCCTTGACGTGCCTTAGCCGCTTGAACCTCTTGTTTGGTCGCAATGCTTCGTTTGGTTGCAATACCAAGCATTGAGATCGCCCTGCCAGTTGCCGAGGTGCTACCTACCATGAGCTCGCTGCCCTTTGAAAATGGAGTCCGTCCTGGTACAAGCTCCCAAGCGTAATCAATTCCCGGTCTTGGGTCGTCAGGTGTCCGATAAACGGTGGCCTTAACGATTAAATAAGAGCCAGTCGGAGTCTCGACCATTCCCTCGTAGCTTGTCTGGATGGAAGCGTCTGGGTATTTAGCAAATAGTTGAGAGATGCGTTCGGCAACGTCAACATAATCATTGAGTGAGTCCGTGTAGCTCATAATGACCATCCGTCGCGCTTCATTTGGTCCTCGACGGTTTCGCCGTTGAGCCATTGGTCAGCTCGATTACGTTGGTGTGCGATCTCAATCTTGACGCCTAGCATGATGCCGCCGACCATTGAAACAATCATCAGCAAAAGGGTAAATCCGTTGAAATACATTGGGGGTCCTGTCCCTAGTAGTTATTTGATCTTTTTTTTGCCTTGAATCTCGGAGGCCTTGTAACGCTTAACGGTTCCGATTTTTACAGGCTGGACGGCCCCTGACTTTTCAAGTCTCCAAAGTGTTTGACGATGGATTTTAAGATAAGCAAGTACCTCTTTGCTCGATAGTAAGTTTTCGTCCATGTCTGCCATGTTACTCCTTGTTACCGACAATTAGTCAAGTGTTATTGATTTTGAGGCGTGTCGTCGTGCTTTTCGATGTGATCGGTGACCATCTCTTTTATTTCATTGATGGTCTTTATGGCGTCTGGTAAGGATAATCCGCCGTTACCCTCTGGGCTTATTGGATAAGTAGCCGAGTCAATGTACATCTTGATGGGTGTTAAGACTAGCCATTTGACGCCTAAAGCAAATGCGGTTCCAATAGCGACACAAGCTCCAGCAATCTGACCAATCAAAATAATGTTCACGAGGTGGCCTTGATCTGCCGACCGTCCAACGTGATGGCCTTTGAGCCGTTGTGCCATACCCAAAATCCGACTGGCATTGTCTTTGAAACGGTGAAGTAATGAGACCAATGGCTGTGTAAATTTTGGCCGTTGAATCCGTAAGTGTTTTTATCATCGTGACCGGTTTCGTCGGCCTTTGTGGTTGCTGGGTAACGTACAAAACGTCCTCGAAGCACGTTTGGAGCCCCGGTAGTTGGGTATTCAACCCTCATAATCACGGCCCAATGGTAAACGCCAGCAACGGCAACCTTGAAAGAGGTCTTTTTGTCGAACCTTACAAAAGTCCAAGTCTTGGGCTTTATAACTTGCTTATCGGTTCCGGAATCTGTTTTGGCTAAAAGACTAGACATCGTATTCGTCTAGCTCATGGGCTGGCGGTTGATAATTAGGACTCAATCCACCCATAAGTCCAGCAACTAACGCGCCTAAAATGGCCCGGTAATCCAAACTAAACTCTGTCGCCTGCCAAGCCGCACAAAAGGCGATCAGGGCATAAGCGGTGGTCTTAGATAGTTTCATCGGCTTTAGGCTCTGCAACGCTCTTAGATGCCTTTTTGACTGGTTTTGGGGCATCGGATGACTCTGACTCGCCTGTAATGATTGGCATTGGGTCAATGGCGTCTTTGTCGTAGCGGAATGGAGCCTTGCGAGCTTCCAAATGTAGATGCGGACCAAATGCGTTGCCAGTAGCACCAGATAGACCAATCAAATCGCCCTCTTTGACCTTTTTATCGCGTAGGCCCTTGATGTTGATTGATGATAAGTGTGCGTAAATAACGCGTTTCGTGCCATGCTGGACAATTACTTGGACGCCGTATGCGCCGCCCCAGCCGCCTCCGCGACCTGCATAAATAATTTTTCCGTCCTCAATAGCTTTGATTTCGGTTCCACGAGGTGCGCGGAAATCAACGCCAGTGTGGCGACCTGCCCGCCAACGCTTGCCCGGCTGATTGTATTTGCAAGTTACAAACGGTTCGTCTACTGGATAACCCATGATTTAATCCTCAACTAAAACTTTGTCGGTAATTTCAACGCCACAGCAACCACAAATAACCGTTTCAGTTGGGTCGGTTATCTCAATCCCAATTCCATTGTTTTCGCAATTTTCAGTATGGCAAGTACATATGTAAGTCATTTTTATTCCTTATCCTGATGCTGCTGCTGATGTCATTTGCAGAGCTGTCCAATGAGCCGTCCGAGCTGTCGTTGAGACAGTAGTTCCAGTCCAAACAACCAATGTGAAACTTGTAGTTCCTACAGTGCCAAAAGTAACCGATGTACCTGCTGTACCTGAAGAGCTTAAAATAGTGGCATTGATTAGTGGTGATTGTGTAAATCTTCCAGCTGGCAATGTAATAGTGGCCGTACCGGTAAGGCTCAAAAATCCTGCACTCATTGCATACGGCAATGGACGGCTCACACCTGAAACGCGATTTACTATTTGGCTTGGATAAGTCGCAACATCGCCAAAACGTCCATCAATGGCGTCGCCTAAAGTTTCGATATTTAGTGCGCCATCCTTGACCAAATCAGTCGAGACGGGAACGCTCCACCCAAAATTTGGGGTTGTTGTTGGCATTATAGATCACTCCATTTCGTCGTACTTGGAGTATAACCTACCCAAGTTGTTGTAGGTGGTATTTGATACCAGATAATGTGCGGATAAGTTTCGGAAACTGCCGAACAAATTAAAGTAATAACGGCTTCATAACGAGTGAGGTTCCATGTATAACCCTCAATAAAACCATTAAAATTAGTATTAAACACTGCCGGCAATGAGCTTGTAATTATTTCAGTGCCATTTTCAGCTGCAATTAGCGCGTCACGAGTCGCGTCTGTTACGTCTGGATTGTGTAAGGCTATGGTCAAATTGTTTGGATAGACACGTGGGTAAGCGCGGGATGTAATAAAGTCCTCAGCTTGTTGCAAGGCGTCGGCGGCATTGTGTAAAACGGTGGTACGCGTTCCCGTTAACTGGCCATAAAGTATTACGGATTGTTCGTCTCGTGCAAACTCGCTACCAGCCCGATAAACAACCTCGGCATCGTTAACGATTTCCGACCATTGAGCGGCAGTCGATAAACCATCTGTCAACAAGTCATTAGCTGTTAAAACAAGCGGGGTTTGCCCTACTCTGGATGCGTAATCACCATAATGCAAATGGCCATTGCCCGCCTCATACAACACTCCACGACCAGATTGCGCCGCTATGTCAGCCAATGTGTAAGCGTTAGTCGAGCCGTCATTATAAGCCTGTAACTCGTATTGCCCTGGGACGTCGATAGTGCTTGCCAAATTATTGACAAGAGCTTCATTTACACCGTCATAAGAGTCCCAAGTAACTCCATTTGGTAAATCATTCCATGTCAAAGTGGTTCCGACATCGTCCCAAGCGGTTAAAAATGCGTCGCTTAAAATGTTCAGGATTCGTGTGCCGTCAAACTCTTTCGCGTAACCAACGGCCCCGGCTGTACGCTTGTTTAGTTGCGCCAATGGTCCAACAGCTGTAAGTGTGTATTCGGCAATGGAACCAATGTCACCAAATTGAGCTAGTGAAATGTCAATATCTGAAATGATGCCTGTAAAAATAGTGGAAGTTCCGGCGGTTCCGTTATCAATTTCAACCTTTACGGAATCGGATAGATTTACATTTAAAGGCTCATTTGCATCGGTCCACAACACAATCCGAGAGTAACCCGCTTGAGGTTGGTCCAAAACATTATCGCGTCCCATGTTGATTGAAATGTTGGCGATGGTGTGTTCGGAGTAAACGTTTACATCAGCAAACGTTACAACGGGGTTAGGTTGGTAAGAGGTCATATTGACGAGCTTGCCAAGTTAACGGCTCCAATGCGAGCCCCTGATTGCTGGAACAACTTTTCAAGTGAGCGACGAACACCCTCTGGGTCGATTGCGCCGTTGATGGTGATGTTTATGTTGCCTTGGCCATTAAATCCGCCTAAAGCACTTGAAACGGCCGCGCCAGTTCGGCCAGTTACGTTGTTGACGGAAGCGACTAAGGTGTTAACGTCCTTAATGGCTGTCGCGCCACCTGCTAGTAATTCATCTGCAATTTGACCACCAATTTGCGGACCGGCTGCAAGTACTTGGTCAATACTGCCTCTGGATAATCCAAGAGCTACAAGCTTGGCAATTTTGCCACTAAACGCGATGGCGGCAGACGCTTGCTTTTTAAGAGCCTCTAGGAATGAACCTTTGCCTTTAGCTTCAAATGCTGATTGGAAACTAAATTGAGCTGACAAAGCGTTTTTAACTCCAGCGGCATAATCGTCAAAAGATTTTTTGATTGCTGCAAGTGCCTCTTGTTGCTTGCGTAGTTTTTCAGCGGCTTTCGCGGCTATTTCAGCGGCTTTTGCTTGCTCTTTGGCTTTTTTAGCTGCTTTTTCGGCTGCCTTAGATGCCTTATCGTTGCTCTTTGAATAGCTTTTAGTTACGGTTTCAAGTTTGGCAATTTCATCCGAGATCGATGAATAAGACGAAACATATTTAGAGGAGTTACGACCTTGCGATCTTGCCGCATCACGGCTCTCTTGCGCTGCATTGGATGTAGTTTTGGCTAAACCATCAACACCTTTAGCCGCAAGATCAGCCGCGCCAGCAATTAAAAGTAATCGCCCAGCTTGTTTATCATAATAGCCTCCAACTTGTTCAGTTGATTTAGCCGTTTCCAGTGTGCTTTGTTGCCATTTATACAATGCATCGGCAGCCAATAATGCGCCAGTAATTACAAAAGTGAATGGGTTAAGCAATAAAGCCTTTGTTAAACCCTTGACGCCTATTGTTGCCAATTTAGTGGCGGTGGTTGAAATTGCTAAAGCGACGTTGTACAAAACTAAAGCAGTAGTTGATTTTTTGTAAGTTGCTTCGGCCAAAATTTGTGCAGCTGACGCGCTTCCTGTTGCCGCTGCCAAAAACAAGGTAGTCGTTCGAGCCACTACCATAACACCGGTATAAATCTGAGTTAATGCGGTTACGACCTTTATTGCTGCATTAAGGGCAATTATTGAAGTTGCTGTTGCGGCTATTCCTGCTGTTAGTTTTAAAATAAGACCGGCATTTTTTTCAATTTTAGGAGCCAATTTTGCTAAGGCATCGGCGGCCTGTACTACAAACGGAAGTAGTCCTTTTCCGATTGACTCTTTTGCTTCATCCACTGCTACTGATAAACGGCGTAGTGCGCCCTCGCCAGTTGCCGCCTCAGATTTTGCAAATCCCTCAAACTTGTTAGCAAGGTCATCATAAACAACGCCAAAATCTTTAGACTTTAAAATTGCGGAATCGACGCCTAATCCCAGACGTCCCAATGCTGTGGCATTGCCGTCGTATGCCTTACCTAATGCGTTTGCAATTGCCTCGACAGGTTTTCCGGTAGCCGCCGATATGTCTAGGGCAAGGTTAAGTAATTTTTGGGCTTCGGCTGCGTCCTCGGTAGACCTTACAAGTCGCGCAAGTGCTGGACGCAATTCATCGTCTTGGATACCCAAGGCAAGTGATGTCGCACTAATGTAATCCTCAACGGCTGCCGTTTGTGCTTTTGTTGCGCCTGTAACGTTTTGTAAAGTCTTTTCAAGTACGCGGGCAGATTTTTCATCTTGCGCCGCCGCTTGAGCAAATTCAAACCCAGCGGCAGCCAATCCGCCTAATGCAACACCAGCCAAAACCGATGCTTTGTTTAAACTTTTGTTTAAACTTTTTAACTTTGTTTCAGCGTTTTGGATGCCTTTTGAAAATCCATCGGTATCAGCCCGAAGCATGATTGTTAATGGGCGACCTATTCCTTTAGCTGCCATTAGTAATCACGACCCCTATTCCAATTATTTACAAGGTTATTAGCGGTTAAGGTCCAAGCTGAAAATGCCGGTTCGTAATAATCATCCGATGCTTTATCAGTCCAACCGGGACGCACACCCTCGGCCCAAAATTGAGTCTTGCCGCCACGAGCTTGGTATTGACCCTTAATTGTTCCAAAACGGAGCATATTGGTACTTGCTCCACCTGAATAACCTGAACGATTTGAGTTACCCACTCGGACCGATGGTATGCGATCTTGCCGTGTTTTAACGGCATTGTTTAACTTGCTTGCATAGTTATTAGTGAATGATGTGATTGCCTGTCGGATTGCTGGAACCATAATGTATTCCGCAATTTTAGAGGCTTCATCTCTCATGTCTTTACTTGCAGCTTTTGGTAATGTTTTAAGTCCGTTTAAGACGTCAACATATTGGGATTGATCGAAAGATATGCCTTGTGTCGTCATATCTAACTCCTTTTCATTGACTCTAAACGGATGTTTTGTATTGTCTCCAATAGGTCCCAATCAAGCTGATCGATCGGAATAGTGACTATTCCTGCGACGGCAAGATCGGCGATGGTTCGTCCGATGCTGCCGTCTGTGGCGGGTTTGTCTCGTCGATACCCACCAATTCAATCTCCTCAAGCTCATTAGCCCAAGCGTCAAACTTGTCGGCGGTTTGGTTAGTCCGGTAAAGGATTGACCAAGCCATCGCCATCAGGTCCTCGAATCCGAGGTTGATTTTTACCATTTCCTCGCCATCTACACGGCGGACCTCATAAAGGTCCGTCATTTTCGAGCTTGTAATGCGTTCCCATTTCATAAGGTCCGCCGGTAGTGTTACGAGAGTTTGTTCGCCGTTTTTTTGGTGATTTATTTTTATTTTGATTTTCATTGGTCCTGATTCCTTTTGTTATGCTCGGGAAACGCTGCCGTCTACGACAACGAATGAGATTGATGTGGTTAGTGCATCGGTTGCGGCTCCGCCGGCTGTTGGCTGAATAGCAAAGACTTCACCTGTAAAGACTGAACCATTTGCATCCATTGAATACGCAATTGGTATGTCTGGACCTGAACCAGCTGCGTCAAATAGTGCTTCGCATACTGATGCTGGAGTTGTGGAACCCCAGTCCTGGTACAACTCAACGTCTAGGGTTGCTGTGTAATCGATAGTCTTGTAGGCGCGGCCTGCAAGAGTCTCCAAAACTTGCTGATTTGGTACAACTGTCAGAGTTACTGACGCGGCCACGTCGTTATATACGTCGCCATCAATGGTCAAGGATAGGTCCCGACCTGTTACATATTCGAGTGCCATTTTGGCTCCTTATATAGTGACATCGATTGTGATGTCGGTTGTTAACAAGTCAGTCGGTCCGACTTGCACGATTTTGGGTTGACTAAAATCGCCGATTCCAATGCCAGTTGGCAAGTTAGTCAATACGGTTTCAATCATTGTCTCTAAGTTTACTAATGCGGCCTGATTATCATTGGCTGCAACACAAAGAGTGACGTCAAAGTTTCCGCCTAATCTTGGTGAGCTGCCGATGCTTTTGATTTCAATGTAAGGCGAGCTAGGAACCAAAACGATGCAAGGTGTCGACATATTTTCGGCTGGGTAGCTGTAAACGATGTATCCGGTTGCCTCTAGGGCCGTTTTGATTGCGGTCCGGGCGTCAGTGATGTCACCCATTACCCAACCATGCTCTCGGGGTCACGATAGCCCGAAATAAGGCCAGCAACGCGGGAGACAAGACTTCGGCCCATTCGGTAAGGAATACCCGGAGCGAATGTAGCGTCGTTAGCGATGCCCTGTGCGCTCTGGCGAGCGTTCCACAGGTCGACTGCAATCATCAACGCGGCCTCTCTTACGGGCTGCACTTGGTCGTAATAAGTCTCTTGGCCGTTTAGTACGCAATCGCCGTCAGGCTTGTTAATGCGGTAAACGACGTCGGCGGATGTAATCGACGCCTGAAATTGGTCTCTAAAAACTCTAGTAATGGTCCGAGTGCCGTTGAATGGTGCGCCAACTCTGGCGATGTCCACTTGTTGGCCCACGCTGTATCCGTGAGCTGTACGAGTCCAAAAACGAGCAACGTTGCCCTTAAGCTCTACGGCAACGATTGAGGCACGATGCAGGTTAAGGAATGACTTTAGGATTTCCTCGGCGGATTCCATGACGCCCTCTAAGGTCGCGTCTGGGTAAATGTCGCCCACGCCGAGGACTGCTTTGAAATCCTCTAGATCAATGAGTGACATTTTATTCCTTTCGAGTAGGGAGGTGATGGGGGACGATCAGGACCAAACGTCCCCCATCAACGGGGTCAACTAGCTAACGGTTAGGTTACGGATAGCTGTTGGGTACTTGTTTGCCAATGCAACGAAACCGTAGACAGCAATTTCGACCGTCATGGTGTCGATTACGTTGACGCGAACCTGAGCGGTTCCGCTTTCGTAAAACGCTGCGTAATCGCTTGGGTACACGAGGATGTTGTTGGCGTTGATGTTGTAATCGACTACCAAATCCAGTCCCATAACATTTCCACGACTGAATACGTTTGTACCAGCTGCGTTAGTTGTTGGGCCTACTGCGTTGAACAATGGACGACCTGCATCGTCTACGTCTGAAAGTAGAGCTGCGTAACGAGTCGCACCTACAACTAGACGGTTAGGGTTTTTACGCATTACGGACGCGCTGTCTGCAATACCATCAGCAATAGCCGCAACGTAACCGGTGCCACTTGAGCCGCCAACGCCTACAACGCCCTCATTGAACGCGTAAAGGTCAGTCTGCTGTGCGTAAGATGCCGCAAGGCCGCGCAACAATTCGTCCAAGTAACCTGGGTCGGAACGTTCCAATAACTCTATACTCACGCGTTGTTGGCCAGCGAACTTGACTACGTCCGTCACCAAATCATCGATTTCGGTCATTGTGTCGGATGGTGTACCTAGTTCGTCGGTCTCTCCAACGGTAGGGAATACCTGCCAGCGAGGTGTCCGAAATGACATGCCCGAGGTCGGTAGTGCGCGACGTTCGATTGAGTCAATGTACGGACGGGATGAATCGACTACGCCGATGATTTCGCGCATGTAAGGAACTGGGATAAGTCCGGAGTTGTCGGTTGTTGTTGCTTCGCCTGCGGCAGTTACGAAATCAATCGCGTCGCGGTTTCCGCGCTGTGCGGCGAGCATTTTGTGAGCGTACTGACCAGCGGTTAATGCTGGCAATTCGCGTGGTGTAGTAAAGATTGGTGAACCAAATGTCGAGGCTTCGATCTTTGACGCCTCAACTTCAGCAACTTCCTCGACTACTTCGATTGGTTGTTCAGTCATTTCAGTCTCCTCGACTGTTTGGGTTTCATCGTCGGCGGATGCCGCGACTTGGGTTACTCTTGCCTCGGCAAATGCCGGATTGGTGACAAGAGAGACTTCGACGAGCTCGGCGGCTGTGACGACAATGTTTCCGTCTTTAACCGTGTGCTCGATTATGTTTGCGCCGACACTAATGCCATCGCGTAGGCCGTCAGAGGCTTCAATTAAAACGTCGGAGCCGGCTGTGGTTGCGCTAATTTTCATTTCGCCCATGATTCCGGACGGGTTGGCGGAGTGAGCTACAAGCTTGCCAACTGGACGGCGGCCGTCATGCTCAAGCAAGACTTTGACGTTTTCGCCAATGTGCAGGGAGCCAGCTTCAAAGATAACCGGACCCAAACTTGTTGCCCCGCTCTGGCCAAACGGTACAATCTGGCCAAAAATGGTCCGAGTCTTAGCGTCGGCGGCTGTGATGGATGTGCTGAAATCTAGTCTCATTGGATGGGTGTCACTTCCGTTTGTGATGGTGGCGTGATGCCGTTGTCGGTTGCTTCCTCGGAGCCGGCTGGCGAGATGTCAATAAACTCACGGGCTTCGTCGCGTGTAATGATGCCAGAGTCATAAAGCTTGATAGACATTTCAACACGTTCGGCGGCGTTGCCTCGTAGGAAATCGTCAAGGTCAAATCGAACAACCTGATTTCGAGGTGTAACGTCGTCCATCGATAGACGGTCCTCGATAACGGTTAGGTAATTACGCAATCCAAAGTCAACAAGTGCGCGACGCTCTGAATTGACGTTTGAATAGGTAGCAGATGCATTTTCAGCGTTCAAATACCATGCCGGGATGCCCATTAGTCGAGCAATTTCGCTGGATAGGTGCTGGCGAGCTTCGACAAGCTGCATTTGAGCCGAGTCCATGCCTACAACTTCAAGCTTGATAGGTCCCTCGATGTAAGCCGTTGAGCGTTCACGACGAGCGCGGCGGAATGTGTCCATGACTGCCGATACTTGGTCGGACGGTAGGTTCATGCCCTCATTCATCAAGACCATTTGTGGAACCGGCTCGGATGCCATGTTGTAAGCGGCCTGCTCAAGTGCGATTGCGCTAGAGATAGTCATCCCGCCCCGAGCTAACACGCCCTCATCGATCGCGTTAAAGACTATAAGACTGTTTAAGCCCGAGGACGGGACGTTTTTGGAATCAACCTGATAGCCGGTGATTAAGGTTCCTGATGAGTCGATTGTGGCCTGTACACGGCGCGGGTCAATGCGGCGGGCGCGGAATGGGCGTCCATCCTCTGGGGATACGTCTAATACTTGAAGGTACCCTCGTCCATAAAATATCAGGTCATCCACGAGCCAAGTGATCGTGTTTACTCTTGGTAATGCTGGGTCAGGCTGAACAATTAAGGTGCGATTGTTAATGTGTGCGCCGGTCAGCTTGTTGTAAGACTCTAGCGGGATTGTTCCGATTGAACCGGCCAAGATGTTACGGCTTCGAGCGATTGCCGGGACTGTCATGGCTTGCTCACGGGTTGTGTACCTTAGATTAGGCAACTGCCCCGGAAATGAGTAAAGGTTTTCAAGCTCACGGGTAAAACCACCGGAAGCCTTAACCTGCAAATCAGGAGTCGGCTCTGGATTGGTCAAACGTACGGCATTAAAAAATCCCACAATCCTATTGCAACAAGTAAATCTCTAGATTGCAAATAATGAGACGCTATGTTGCGAGTCGTTACAAAACAAAACGCCCCGGGCCAAGACCGGGACGTTTCGTGGGATGTTCAGGGCATGAACTGTTTTAAGTTTAACCGACGTGTGTGACAATCTGCGTCCGAGGTGCTTCCGCGTGTCCAACTGCTAAAACTAAAGCGACGGCGGCAGAGATTGGACTTTGACTAGCACGACGGGCAATTCGCCAACCACCATCCGAGGCCGGACGCCTGGCACAAGCTATCAAATGGTCTCTTAGCTCTGATTGACCCGCATGGACTAGACGTTGACTATTCATGGCTGATGCGGTGACGTCGCATAGTGTGGCAAAAAATGCTGAACCCCATCCGTTTTCCTGCATACGAATCCCAGCCTTTTGTAAGTGTGGCGCAACGAATCCCGCCGTAGCTGGGTCGTAGGCAATTTGTCTGGCTTTGTACTGTCTAGCCAAAACTGCAATCTCCGAGGCCAACTCACGCTCGCCAATGGCGTTATCTTTGACCCAACGATGTAGGAATACGCGCAATCCGTCTGGATGCTCTTGGGCAGATACAAGATAAGCCTCTGTCCGGTTGAATGTTAGGTCTAGGCCCATCCAAGTCGGCAAGGTTGGGTCCATAACTAGATTGGCGTCAAGGCCATTGTCAAAAGCCTCGATATTAAATGGACTGTCAAGAGCTGCACGCCAACGGCACAAACTTTCGGTCTCAAATACGTCATTAGAGTTTCGATTGAATGAGTCCTCTAAGTCTTGCTCGTTAATGATGTGGCCAAGTGACGGGTTGGCTTGTCGCCAGCCTTTACGGTCAGAGATTTTAAGCTCGGGAGCCGCGCTCCATTCCCAATAGCCAAATCGCTCGGAATTGGCAGACATGGCCGAGTCCCTTAGTGTGTTGAGCACAACGGATGTATCATCCCCAGCGTTCGAGCTTGTCCAGAGTTGAGAGTTTTTGCGGGCTCTTAGAGTAGGTTCGGCGGCGGCCCATGTTGCGCTGCTAATCTCTCTAAGCTCATCGATGTAAAGCAAATCTAGAGTCTTGCCTCGGGCTGCTCTTGGGGTTGCTGAAATAATGTCCATCCGGCGGACGTTGTGACATCCGGGCGGGCAAGGGTTGGGATGGTGTTCACACCAAATCTCTAGACGCTCCTCGCCGTGTGACCGGTTTTCCCTTTTGAGTCGGTCCCGTAGCCAAGAGTGGGAGTTGATAACGTCTACCATGTTGCCCATAGTTTCGAGACTTTGTTTACGGTCTTGAGCCATGATGCCAATGCGCTTGGTGTTAAAGACAAACAAGCTCGCAAGCAACAAAGCTCGGACGGTGTGCGTTTTCCCATTTTGGCGGGCAATGATGAGATTGCAAGTCTTGCGACGGAATTGCCCTTGATCGTTTATCATCAAGCCTTGATCGAGGACGTACTTTTGCCAATCAAGTAGTGGCTCGTTTGCCATCTCCATCAGTTGACTTGCTAGGGGTCCGAGGCTTGGCCCGCTTAGGGGCATCGTCTCCACCCGGGGCTTGGACGAGCCGTAAGTAAGCTTCGGAGAGGGTTTTGACATCGGTTGCGTCTTTCACGTCGGGGGCCGATTGGTCGGCTCGGGATTTTGGAGTCATGTGTAGAGATTCCATTATTGAATGAAGTCGAGATAGCAATGGAGCCAAGTCTTTAGTCTCACCGGCATCAAGTAAAGAGTCGCATAATCGGGCTACACGCAAGAGAGCTGCGATCGCGCCATTATCAGCGGGTTTCAAAAATTGCCCGGAGTTAGCTAAAGCGATTCGGCAATTATCCTCAATGGTTGGAAGCCTTTCGGAAGTATCAGTCATTAGGAGGACCAATGAAAATCAAAATAAAAATAAATCACCAAAAAAACGGCGAACAAACTCTCGTAACACTACCGGCGGACCTTATGAAATGGGAACGCATTACAAGCTCGAAAATGACGGACCTT